AAAGATGTTATTACTAAACTTAATACCGACGGCATCTCTAATGAAGATCGACCTTTGTATTCCGAAGACTTCAAGATAGGAGAAGAATCCTTCAATAAAATAGAGAGTCGTCTAATATCTCAAGTCAATGCGACTTCTGCATACCCTAAAGATAAAAGTTACTCGGAAAGTAATACTGTGGGTGAGTACAGAAGAGATATAATAAGTCGAACAGTACTAAATTTGATGCAAAGTGGCCCAATGACCATAACAGTCAATGGATTCGACTTTGCTAACAAGAACTATAATAGTGTGGGTAGTGTTATGCGTATAGCATTCCTTCTAACGAGTTACAACGAAAATACATCTAAAACCTTTGATGGTAAGAAATCTGGCGACTACCTAGTATATTCTGCGAAACATTCGTTTAAGTCTGAAGGTTATGATGTTACTGTATCTTGCATAAAATTGACAGATGGAGACTTTGAATGATACCGAATACCTTTATTGACTTTTACGGTGACCAAACACGATGGTTCCTAGGTACAGTAGTCGATCTTAAAGATCCTATGGAACTAGGTAGGGTGAAGGTCGACGTATTTGGTATGTACGATAATATCAAAGATGAGGATCTACCTTGGGCTCAGATCGTTATGCCTGTCACCGAAGGTGGTACAAAAGGATTCGGTAAGAACCTAGGTATCCAGATTGGTGCTCAAGTATTCGGAATGTTCCTTGACGGAAAGAACTCTCAGTTACCTCTAGTTATGGGGTCAGTCCCTAAAGTAGAGGGAGAAGAACTGTCTACCAACGATTCGACGCGTGGTACCAACCCATATGATCCTGATCTGTTCGTGGGTTCGGACGAGGTGCCTGTACCCTATGGTGCAAAGTACCCTACCAACCAAGTCTCGGAGACTGCGGGCGGTCACCTAAAAGAGTACGATGATACCGAGGGTGCTAAACGTATTCGCGAACGTCATGCGAAAGGCACATTCTACCAGATGAACGATGATGGTGATATGGTCACCCACGTGGTCAAGGATCGGTACACAGTCGTCGCTGGGGAAGATAAGATACACGTGAGTGGAAACGTGAAGGTCATTGTAGGCGGGGATGTAGACCTCTCTGCGACTGGTACCGTGTCTATCAATGCTGCAAACATTAAACTGAATTCGTAATGACACCTGAGATGCCAACCATCAGTCTAGAGTTACCTTGCTCTGATTCTCTCCTTCCTACTAAAGCGGAGTACGTCCAATTCTATAATGATATTGCGATGATCCCTAGTAAGTTGAAGGCATACAAGTCAAGCATCGATCTCAATAAGATTGCTGCGGATAAGAAGAAACAACTAGAAGACGAAGTCGCTAAACTTGAAGGAGAGGTAGATAAACTCTCGGAGAAAGACATAGAGGCTGAGGTAAAGAAAGAGGTTGACAAGTACCTGACCCAACTGACTGGTATAGAAGATATCATCGGACAGGTAGAAGAGTTCATGGAGATGCAAGAGACTATCCTATCTCCTTGGTGGTCGACAGGTAACATACGTAATTGGCAGAAAGAAGCTAACGATGCATGGTCGGAACTTATCGACGAGTTTCATATCTACATCCCTGTTAAGATGCTAGAACTGATATCGAGTGTAGTTCCCGTGGATTTCAAGGTATCGATAATGGGTATCAGTGTTGATATACTGAAGATACTGGAGAAGGAAGAACAGGAACGTCTGAAGACACAGATTACAGAACAGGTAGAACTCTATTATAACATGGTTCCTGCTGGATATCAATACCATAAAGGTGAATTTGGTATTAAGTGTGATGAATGGAAGGGTAAACTCACTTGGGCTTATTTCAAAAACGAAGTACTCAAGTGGTGCACCAACCTATTACAATCAACCTTCGGTGCATTGATCGATGCATTCGAAGATATATGGGACACCTTGGGTCTACCTAGTCTACCTGCTCTATTGAACTTCGATGTAGAGACTTTCATCCGTGAACAAATAGACTTGATCAAAGAACAAGCGTTGGGTCAAAAGGCATCCCTTGAATCAGAGCTAGAACGACTCAAGAAGGACGCCGAGACACTGGAGGCAGATGCTAAGAAATTAGCGGAGGACACCAAGAAGGACGTAGAGAAATTAGCGGAGGACACCAAGAAGGATGCCCAAGAAAAGATTGCTAAGTTGGAAGAGGATATCGCAAACTTCACTATCAATGGATTCATCGTCGATCAACTTAAAAAAGTATCCTTGTTCGGTGTGACTCTTATAGATGTCATTGGGGGTGAGATCGATACCAATGTTGTGGTACCTGAAGAACAGATAAACGAAATGGTACGTGCGGCTAGAGATTGGTTCGCACAATGGCAGAAAGAACTGATCAACATGTGGATCAATGAGATCAAATCATTCCTAGATGCTATAGGACTAGGTGCGGTCTTAGACTTCCTAACCCTCACCTTCTGTGATGTATTGAAGTTAATTGGGGTTCCGATGTCAATAGATTTAACTTTACCTGAATTACCTCAGATAGACGTTGCGGTTTCTGTATAAATAGCATGAAAAGAGTTTAATCATTATGGCAAAAGAATTCTCAATACAAGACGGCAACCTTTCTAATAGACCAATCACGGTTAGCATACCCCATGTTAATAGTGATGTTGATTGTTCTTTTGAAAAGAAACCTTCGGGCGACATATATAAAAAGACAGAGGCAGCTGCCGTTCGTCAATCAGTAAAGAACTTATTGATGACTAACTACGGTTCCGTGCCATTCCGACCTCTTCTCGGTGCTAACCTAGGAGATCTTCTGTTTAACCTGTCGACCAACTTAGAAAGTGAAGACATACGTATTGCCATACGAGAAACTTTACGAGATCACGAACCTAGAGTTAGAGTAAAAAGGGTTGACGTGGATATTAAAGACGAATATAATAGTGTTAGTATACAAGTGACTTTTGAAGTAATTAGTACATCAGTGACTGACTCTGTGAACGTGAACATCGCGAGGATACGATAAATGACAATAAAAACTTCTGATCTAGATTTTGCAAACATTAAACAAAGTCTAATAGAACACTTCCAACAGAGTGACGATTTCAACGATTACGATTTTGATGGTAGTGGACTCTCTAGTCTCCTAGATGTACTTGCGTACAATACACACATCAATGGATTGACAGCCAACATGGCTATCAATGAATCCTTTCTGTCTTCATCTCAGATACGATCTTCCGTACTTGCTCACGCCGAGGCGTTAGGGTACACTACGAAGTCTCGTACAGGTTCAACTGCTCTAGTTAATTTAACTATCGATGCACTACCCCTCGAAGATGTTTTGACAATACCTTTATACCACAGATTCTCAGCAGACGTTGATGAAGTAGCCTTCACCTTCTCTACTCAGGAACAGTATACCGCATACAAAGAAAATGACCAGTTCTTTTTCGAAAATGTTCGGATTCATGAGGGTGCTACTAAATCAAACACCTTTATCGTATCTGACGAAGACTCTGCATATGTGATAGCAGATAAGAACATAGATACGTCTACCATGCTCGTTAAGGTATTCGAGAACTTCAACACAACATCTTACACCACATACATCAATATCGAAAGTTCGGTTACTATCGGTGACGAGTCTAGAGTGTACATTGTAAAGGAAGTCTCGAATGGTTATTTCGAAATCTTCTTCAGTGATGGTAACGTATTGGGTACGACTCCTGCGGTAGGTAGCAAGGTTCAGGTAGAATATTTACAGACCCGTGGCCCAGAGTCTAACGGTGCTACTCTATTCTCCGCTGAATTCTTGAATGGAAGACCGATTACTGTCGCAACTGTATCTAAGTCGTCAGGGGGTTCCGAGAGAGAATCCCTATCTCAGATAAAGAAGAATGCCCCTAGAGCATACACTGCACAACAGAGACTAGTCACTGCGGCAGATTACGAGAATTTGATTAAGAGTAAGTTTTTAGAATATATAAAAGATGTTGTTGCATGGGGTGGACAAGATAATATACCACCTGAGTTCGGTAAAGTCTTTGTTAGTCTAAACTTCAATGAGGGTACTGACGAACAGACGAAAACAGCGACCGAGACTCTTATCCAAGATAATCTGACCTCTAACCTCGCTATTATGTCAATCGATACCAAATTCGTTGACCCACAAGAGACGTTCCTCGAACTAACGTGTAGATTCAACCTAGACCCTAGTAAGTCAGAGACCCCTGAGGCTATGCAAGTAGCGGTGAAGAATGTCATCAAGACACACTTCAATTCCTCACTAGAGACCTTCGACGCAGTCTTCCGTAGATCCAATCTATTGAAAGATATCGACGATCTGAGTTCTGCTATACTGAACTCTCGTTTGGACGTTGTAGGTCAACAGAGAGTATTGATAGAAAATAATAACCAAAGGGACTATACAATAAATTTCCCTTATGCGATTGCTGCTCCGGACAAAGACGACTATACTGTAAAGACTTCTATATTCAAATATCGGGGTCAGGATGTGTATATCAAGAATGTTCTTGGGTCAAACCGACTACAGATATTCGACCTAGATAATGTTGTTAGAGAGAGAAACATAGGATCTTATGTGCCTGCGACAGGTGAGGTTTTCTTCACGGCACTTTCAGTAGACACTCTGATCCCCATTACATTGAAAGTATCTGTGACTCCTGCTAATACTAGTACAGTACGTCCACTAAGAAATTATATCATCATGTTGGACGAAGACGCATTATCAGCCAATGCAGTAATTGACACTCAGTCTACCAGAGTATTATTGTAAAATGTATAATATAGAAATCAACCCTAAGAGGAATAAGATATCCTTCCACAATTCTAAAGTTGTTGAAGCGTTACCTGATTTCTATGATACCGAGTATCCATTATTCATTAAGTTCTTAGAGACTTACTATGACTATATGGATGGTGATGCCGCTGGGTCTTTTTCTAGAGTTATACGTGACCTATTCCACGGACGAGATATCTCCGCGTTAACATCTACAGTAGACGATCAAGGGAATCCCGTATATAACGACTTCCTCGATCTGTTGTTCGATGAGATAGGTGAGGGATTAAATTCGTCATCCTTCTATGACAACCCAAGAATGATGGCTCGGTTAATCTCGGACTTCTATCGTTCTAAAGGTGCACAGATATCTGCTGAACAGTTCTTCAAAGCATTCTTCAATGAAGATGTCGAAGTAACGTATCCAAAGAGAAACATCTTCATACTGAATGACAAACCAGGCGGTTCCTTAATTGGGCCAGCGTCGTTGAAGTACATTCAGGATGATAAGAGATACCAGATATTCTCGATTCTTTTGAAAACAGGTCTATCGTTCAGTGACTATGAAGACTTGTATAGGAAGATGGTTCACCCTGCTGGATTCCATCTAGCAGCAGACGTAGTAATCCAAGGATTGGCGGCAATTAATGTTCGTGCTGGATTGACCACAGATCCACTTGCACCATCTGAAGCTCCACTACAACTTCTTAGTCTGTCTTCACCGCTCTCTGCTCCACAATTCTCATTGTTGACTATGAATCATATGTCTCCGGCAGAAGATTCAGGACTTGTCGCCCGTGCTATTAATACTAACGATAATCATAGTGAAGGCAATCACCGAGTCGTCGTCAGTTCTGCGAAAACCCTCGATCAGTATCAGGACATGTCTTTAAGTAGATTGCAAGATATTCACGGTACTATTGCTAATTGGGGGTCACCGAATTCTGTAACTATGGACAACGAACACATTTTGATGTCAGATACGTCTTATGGTAAGGATGCTGATGAAGCAGAAAGCGATATGGGTAATCCAAGCGGTAACACAGACACAGGTGGTAACACAGATACCGGAGGCGGTAACACAGATACAGGTGGTAATACAGACACAGGTGGAACTACTCAACCTGTCGCAACATTATTCCCAGAAACTTCTAATGTTCAAAACATCACCGCTTCTAGTGGCCCAAGAACTATGGTACGACACAGTGATGGTAATAGATTCAGAATGCCTAACTGGCCATATAAAGTTTCTTATATGCCTAGAAAGGTTTGGGTAGGTGTTATATATCATTCTTCCGGTGTCTTTGATGTGGTAGTACACAATAGGAATATGAATAATTATTTGTCAGGAATTTCGAATCCACCTGCTCCAATATTCTCAGGTAGATGGTTAGACCGTGCGGTTGAGATTGGAGAGTCATACCGTGGTGAAATAGAGTTAGTTTCCATTAACGGGCAGGATGTCACTCCTCGATACTATACTAGTTCTGGTAATGAAAATTCAGAATTGTATAATGGGTTTGCTTCAAACGCCGATGTATCGGTATTCGGTGGTAACCACAACGCAAGAACTAGACAACAATGGACTGTGGTTCATGATAGTAATAGGATCACTGGCATGGTGATGATAGATGAACATTCCAACGACGCTGATTACTTAGTAGACAGTATGCATTTAGACCCACTAACTGCTATCAGCGGAACGGTCGGAATAAAACTATCCGTTATTAGTACGGGTATCACACAGACCGTTCCAACTGGCCTAACTAGCATCGAATTCGATGCATCTTGGACTTTGGATGGTGGAACTGCTGACGCAGACTTGAGTCCATCTTCACCATTAGTAGTTTTAAATATGGTACCTATTATAGCAAATGACTGGGATTCTAATATTGCATGGTATGCACTGGGGGTAATGAAACCTAGGACGTACCATCCTGGCTCAACTGGTACCGATGAAGAACTTGTTGTTGATATCTCTACGAATAGAGATGTAGAATTCTACTATAATGTGTATGGTAAGTCAGATAACAACATAACACTGACCTTCCCACCTGAGTGGAATGTCAATACAGCAACTTTGAGTTTTGGTCAGTCATATACTGCAACACTAGACGAAAATTTATCTGATAATACAGACGTGTCCGTTACAGCAACGGGTGTGTTGTCAGGTCAGACCTATATACGAAACATCCCCATAAGAGTAGTTACTGGTAACACTAACTAATAAAAACAAATACGAATTTTAGGAAAATGTAATGACTAGACAAATCATAGGATTGGGCGCCGCCGCAAACAGTAATAGTGGTGATACTTTACGATCGGCTGGTAGTAAGATCAATGACAATTTTAGTGAACTATATACTCTGCTTCAGTCAATTGGCGGAAATGACGGATCTGACGGATCTGACGGAAATGGCGGATCTGATGGAACTGATGGTATTTCTCTTGAAGATATTATCAGTTTAATCGACTCTGCTATACTAGAAAGTATAGGTGATGGTAACGGCAATGGTGACAGCGGTGGTGGAATAGGCTCTGATCTTGAAAATAGAGTATCAGTGAACGAAAGTGACATTGTCACCATTTTAACACGACTTAACGATTTCAAAAATTCTACTGATAGTGACCTAGATGCGAATGCCACAGCACGGATGGAGTTGATAACAGACATCGATTCTGACATCTCGGTACTTTCTCAATTTATAGTAGACCTTCAAGTATCATTAGATAGCAGTTCAGCATCTGCAAACAGTACTCTAACTGCACGTATCGACCTAACGGATGGTGTACTCACTGCATTGGCGTCTGATGTAGTTACCTTGAAAGTACAAACCTCAACCGACATTGGGGAGGCAGTATCATCTGCAACAAGTTCATTGACTGCAATGATTGTAGCAACTGATTCTTCGTTAACCGCCTTAGCATCAGATGTTACCGAACTGGAAGTACAGACCTCAACGGACATTGGGGAAGCAGTAGCAGCTGCAACAAGTTCATTGACTGCAATGATTGTAGCAACTGATTCTTCTCTTACTGCAATAGCGTCTGATGTAACTACCTTGCAAGTACAAACCTCAACAGACATTGGAGAGGCAGTAGCATCTGCGACATCTGGTCTAACCACACGTATTGATGCGACCGATACATCCATAAGTGTATTAAGCGAATCCGTCACATCGTTGAACGCATCTCTCGGTGACATTGACAGTGCCTTATTAGCAGACATCTTCGACAACGCTGGTGCAGTCACGGCAAACGCCAGTGCGGTCTCAGCATTGACCACTCGTGTTGATGCAGACAGTCATGGACTTTCTATTCTATCTTCAGATGTCACTTCACTAGAATCTAAACTAGACGTGATTGACTCAGATCTACGTTCACAACTATCTGCTGGTGCGACTGCACGTGAGTCATTAACCACTAGAATTAATGCGACAGATAGTGACCTACTGATTGAGGCCGAGAAAGTAATAAACTTAGGTGTTACCCTAGGACAAATCGATTCGGATCTAGGTATTAAAATTGATGCAGCTGCGAACGCAACTGAGACATTAACCACCAGAATTAATAAAACTGATAGTGATCTATTGATTGAGTCCGGTAAAATAACCGAACTAGATTCTAAACTATCCCAAATCGATTCGGATCTAGGTATTAAAATTGATGCAGAAACAGCTGCACGTCAAGAACTAGTTACTCGCATAGAGCAAGACAGTGATACCTTGACGTTACTGGCTTCATCTGTTACACGATTAGAAGTTGACTTGAACATTATTAATGATAGTGATCTCCGCGCAGATATTGCTGCGAATGGTCTTGCTATGGACAGCATGGCAACACTCATCATTCAAACTGACAGTGACTTGCGAATAATATCTTCACGTATAGTAGAACTAGATGCTGCACTAAAAGAAGGTATTGATTCTGACTTGGTAGTGTCAATCCTATCTAACACAACCAGCGACCTCTATGCACTGGTAGGTCGGAACTCAGACGAACTGTTTGCTCTTGCCGGTGATGTATCAACACTAAGTCAATCAGTATCCAACAATATTGACTCTGCAACTTTGATCACTGCGACAAGTGAAGTGAAAGACGCATTACGATCTGAGATCCGAAGCGATTCAGATATAACGTCAATTGTTGACTCTAAGATTACTACATTCGATCAATCATTGGATCGTGTTGATAGCGCTGGTCTCCTTTCAGCAACTAATGCAGTGAAAGAGGAACTACGCGGTGAGATGTTAGATTCCGCTGGTGCTCTTTCGATCACTAATTCGAGACTAACTAAATTTAGAACTGAGATCGGTCTAGGTGAAGGAAGTGACATCACGGCCCTTTTGAATGATGTCGAAGACGGTATTCGATCAGACATTAAATCCGACTCTGACGTATTGTCGATCACCAACGAAAGATTAACTAAATTTAGGACTGAGATTGGATTAGGTACTGACAGCGTTGGTAAGTTACTAAATGATGTAGAAGATGGTATACGTGCCGATATTCTAGACTCTGCTGGTACTCTTTCGATCACTAATTCGAGACTAACTAAATTTAGAACTGAACTTGGATTAGGTACTGATAGTGTTGGTAAGTTATTAAACGATGTAGAAGATGGTATACGTGCCGATATTCTAGATTCAGCCGGGACACTTTTAATCACTAATTCGAGACTAACGAAATTTAGGACTGAGATTGGATTAGGCACCGACAGTGTTGGTAAGTTATTAAACGATGTAGAAGATGATCTTCGTGCCGATATTCTAGACTCCGCTGGTACTCTTTTAATCACTAACTCAAGACTAACTAAATTTAGGACTGAGATTGGTATCGGTACTGATAGTGTTGGCAAGTTATTAAACGATGTAGAAGATGGCATTCGTTCGGACATTCTAGACTCCGCCGGGACACTTTTAATCACTAACTCAAGACTAACTAAATTTAGGACTGAGATTGGTATCGGTACTGATAGTGTAGGTAAACTGTTGAATGATGTAGAAGAAGGTCTTCGTGCCGATATTCTAGATTCAGCTGGTACTCTTTTAATCACTAACTCAAGACTAACTAAATTTAGGACTGAGATTGGTATCGGTACTGATAGTGTTGGCAAGTTATTAAACGATGTAGAAGATGGTATACGTGCCGATATTCTAGATTCAGCTGAGTCATTATTGATCACTAACGCAAGACTAACTAAATTTAGGACTGAGATTGGTATCGGTACTGATAGTGTTGGTAAGTTACTAAATGATGTAGAAGATGGACTTCGTGCCGATATTCTAGATTCAGCCGAGACACTTTCGATCACTAACTCAAGACTAACTAAATTTAGGACTGAACTTGGTCTAAGTGCAGATTCCGATGTAAGTAGTTTAATTAATGATGTTAAATCCGATGTCTCTGCTTTAATTGTTCTTGATAGTGCAGGCATTGCAACCATTGCAAACAAAGCAGTTACTACATTCAAGACAGGTCTATTCGGTGATGAATACGATTCAGAGGGTGAATTCGCAATCGCTCAACAGGGTCTTATACAACAGTCAAAGGCAAATAGTGATGGTCTGCACTCAATTAATCAGAGGTACTTTGTTAATTTGACTGCCGACGGACACTTTGCAGGATTCGAACTTACCAATAATGGGGACAGTTCAAATTTCATATTAACAGCAGACAAGTTCCAAATTATAAATGGAATTGATGAGATCTCACCATTTCAAGTTGAAGGCGGTATCGTAAAACTATCAAATGCGACAGTTACCGGAGAACTAGATATTACTAGTAATACTGTTGGTGAGGGTTCGATGAGTATAAAAAATGAAACAATAGTAATTAAAGATGCTTCTGAAAGACCACGAGTCATATTAGGCAAACTTTCTTAATCTAAGGAGATTACACAATGTCTAATTATGGATTGCAAATTATTAGTCCTGATAGTGATGGTAATGGTAACTCTATTACATCATCTATTGTTTTCTCGGATAATATAAGAACTTCTAATATACAGGTTTATTTAACAATTGACTTAGCAAAGAATGCGAGTCAATTCATCTCGTGTCCAGACGCTGATCAAACCTCAAAAGTTTTGATAACATTCGAAGATGCACGTGGTTTTGTTGTTAGTGATAGAACCTCCACGGGGTTCACCATAACCAATAACTATCAATATATGAACACAAGACGCGGTACAGTTATAGCATTGAGGGTTGGATAATGTCTTACGGACTAAAAGTTACAGGAAACGATGACGCTGGTAATAACTTCACGGTTGCCGATACCGATTTGAGCATGGTGAATATGGTCGTGACGCAAGTCGGCAGGGGTCACACTTTCAACTTGCCAGGCCGCCTACAGCCAGGGGATTACATATATGTCAGGTACCCATCTGCGAAAGGTGGTGGCAATTACACACCTCATGTGATCGAAGGCCAAGCAGGTCAAGCTGATGTACACATAGACCGACCTTTTCTCTATAGTATTGATATCGATGAAGATGGGAATGTAAAGTTCTATGGGGCCGCATGGAAGTGGGTGTTCACTGGAACCCTGTTTATTAGAAATTTCTATGCTTACTCTGGATTCGAGGTAGACATGGACTACTTCGTAGTACGTAAAGCATCCACGGTTATTGGACTAGGACTACACACCAATGACGACTATGGTCTTCAGTTGTTGACAGAGTCCCAAGAAATTGCACTAGACTCCAGAAGTTTCACGTCCGATAAAACCTTTTACATTGAGAGCTATCTCCCGCCAGCAAGCAACTTCGGTGAAATCACTGATGGTCAGTCTTCCTCTCTGTCCTATCCTAATGGTCACTATGTCAATCTGGAATGGAGTCAAAGTTCGCCAAACTTGAATCGGCCTATGTTGGAAGGCGATAACATCAGTGGACTCCACATATCCGATACCAGTGCATACACCATTGATGGTGATATCAGTACTACGATGACTGGTGGTGAACCTGTACTTCAACTCTGGTCAAGTCACAATGCAATCTTTGCTGCTAGACTAGGAGTGGGTAGTGCGCCCCCAACGGATGGGGGTGACGGTGATGATGTAGACGGGCCTCCTACTGAACCAGATGATATCACGGGTACTATAAACTACCAGTCAGGTAGTAGTCTAACAGAAGGTGGTACGATATCCTTTAACGCAGCAACGTCTGAAGTAGGTAACTACCACACACGTGTATTTAAGATAACTGGTTCCGAAGCAAGTAATGACTTTGTATCGGTAGCATCTACATTTAATGGGAATTCACATACTACCACTCTGACCACTAAAGATGCATCTTCTGGTACACAGACCTTTAACAAAACCTACAGTCAAGATTATACTGGTACCTATACCCGTAATAGAATTTCTACTTATACTGGTTTTGGCGAATCTTCTTACAACAGGGATTTTACAAGAAGCTTCCTTGGGGATTTTACGAACACGACGATTACATCTAGTCGTGACTCCGTCGTTAACTATGGGAGAACATTGTATTCCACTGGAATATTATCTAGTGCTGGGACATTTTCTGGGAACTATGCCAGAACCAGAATAACAAATTCATCTCGCAACTCCTCTTACAGTAGACCCTCATCATATGTTGGGAACTTTGTGGGCAATTATGCGGGCACATCTACAAGGACTAGTTCACGGATACTTTCATCTAGTAGAAATTTCACTAGACCAGTATCCTATACAGGTAACTATATAATGTCTAGTACTGGTGGTCGCAATGGTGAACCTAGATTTTTTGTTACAAACTTCACGAGCGTATATACTAGAACTCGCGACTCTGCATTCACCGGAACGTATACCAGAAACAGTTCCAACTCTTTGTCTTATGTTGGAAACTATGCTAGGACAAGTTCTAGGACTAGATACTCATCCTATACAGGTTACTACAGTAGAGACAGAGCTAGTGTATATACTCGAAACCGAGGAGTCAGTAGCACACGAACCGATTCTTACACGGGTGACTATTCTCGGAGTTTTGTGGGTAACTATAGTAGACCATCGGTAATATACTCAAGAACTCGCGAGGGATCATTCGTTGGTAACTATGCTGGCACTAGAGATTATGCTAGAGTTCGGCTGGGTAGCTTCACTGGTAACTACTCTAGGAATGTTGCATCGACCAATACGTTCAGTCGTTATTTCACTGACACAACCGATTATACACAGGCCTTTGCAGGGGTGTACACCAGAACTTTGGCCGCAGCTCCATCTTCGCGATACTACTATTATGCTAACTCTTATGTGGGTGACTATGCGAACACGATTGCATCTAGTCGTAACTTCGTCGGTGATTTTGTCGGTAACTATGCTAGAACATTACCCTACAGTAGAACTGTAAGTGCAACATATAATTATAGCGTGTCCCCGAAATTCTATTGGTTAGAAGGCCCAGAAGGATGGGGTGAAGGGGACTTCATGAAAGTAATCGATGTCTGGTGGGATGGCGCTAGAGTTGCATCCCAGACAGTGCCTTCATTTTCATCCATAACATACATATCTTCAGGTGGTATGGTCTATCATAAAGGCAACCTATCAAACACTGTTGGCCAACGTAGTAACTACTATTCTATTACTCGAAATACATCTACCTCTGCTCCTTCAGCCACAACTTCTTATTACACTAGATGGGTTCCCTATTCGCGCACGTCCACTAGAACTAGCTCTAGGGCGTATGCTATTGGTGGTCAATTTGCAAGGACTCGTGCAACTACCTTCGCAAGACTTATTTCATACACCGGAACCAACACACTTGGATATACTGGGAATTATACCGGAAACTTTGTGTCAAATGCGGTGAGAACAGAATCTTATGTGGGCGACTTCCTCTCGCCAGTTAGTTACTTCAGGTTCCGATCAACACACTTTGTAGGAAATTACACTGGACTCAATATCATAATTGAAGGTGGTGAACCAAGGACGGTTAACTCTATCCGAGATCGTGTCTCTAGTTATATAGGAAACTATTTGAGAAATGAGAGTTATAGTAGAACTAGAGTTGTGACATATTCAGGGGTATATACCAGACCCCTAACGTACTCTGCCAATTATGTTGGTAACTATGGTAGAAACATAGTCGATAGTTATTCTGGAATTTATTCTCAAACTTTCACGGGAAACTACATTGGTAACTATGCGAGAACCAGAACTCAAGGCGTTAAATATGCTAGAACCTTCACAGGGTATTATACCAGAACCTTCGTGGGTGAGCGTACTAGCACCACAATGTCTACATCTACACGAACCCGAATTGCGACTATAACACGACCCAGTAGTTATACTAGACCAGCTTACTACGCCGGTAATTTCGCCGGAAATTATACACGTACTCGTATAGGAAGTCGTTCATCAACCCTTAGTTTCAGCAGAAACCTATACTTTATAGGAAACTATATCGGAAATTATGGGAGAACATCTACTCGCGGATCTACAAGGTCTTCTACATTCACAAGAACCTCGGTATATACTGGCAACTATGTTGGAGACTTTACTACGACCACTAACAGCACCAGTGAGTCTATCGTAAAGAGAACCAGTTCGTACACAAGACCCACTAGTAGTGCTTCTACTAGAAACATATCATCGGGTTTCGTTGGAAATTACATAGGTAACTACACAAGTCAATCAACTCGTACACCAACCAATACCTCAGAGATAGGTTGGCAGGGTGAAAAATTTGTTATTGAGTTGAGGGGAGGTTCTGATACGACGGCCGCACAAGGTGCATTAACTGCGCTGGATTCTAAGGAGTTCACTCTACTTGACAACGATGCCGGCACATTCGTGACTATGTCACCTCAGATACTACATCATACAGCATCCCCAGAGGATGGACACGAACTTGAGTTCGATTTCTACACCGAAGGTTCTTCGACTGTTGTTGCTAGACTTTATAGAGATAATTCGATAATCGTCAACTCGTTCAACTTGGTATCAAATCAAAGGAACACATTGACCGTGAATGACGTTCCACCAGAAGGTACAACCTACACTTACACATTACAAGTGTTCAACGGTAATGCCTGGATATTGGGCACGTACTATCAGGTGACTACAGTTTCCAATACGGACTATGCAACCCCAGTAATCACTTTAGTGGGTGCCAATCCGCAATCAGTTGATTTGAATGCCACGTATCAGGAACTCGGTGCGTCCACAGACACTGGAGAGACAGTTGATATAGACGCAACGGAAGTAAACACCGCTTCTGTTGGAAGTTACATAGTGACCTACAACGCGAATGGGGCAACGCAAGTTACACGTACAGTTAATGTAGTGCCTGGCAACACATCGCCTGGCGACCCTGGCGACGGTGGAAACAACGGTGGAAACCCTAACGACAACATAAATTAATTTTAAAACCACTTGACAAAATTGTTATAAATAGTATAATAGAACGGTAAGGTAACCCCTATAATGAACTTGAAATTCGTAGTATACGTAAAAATTGAGACTGGTAGAATATCTAGAATATCAATACCACATTACAACATCGATAAGTCAGGCATCTCTGAAGATGCTACTATGCGTATTATCCATATCTTTGAAGACAATATTCCGGAAGGGTGTCATGATACAAGATACTTCATGGACTATCACTGGTACAATAGTGAGACAGAGTCTTTTGATTTTATAGGATTATCACCTAACAGACACTCCGTATGGAGTTCTACAGATGGATGGTCTTGGGACGCAGAGGCATTGTTAAAAGACATCGTACTGGAAAGAAACGGATTTTTGTTTTCTTCTGATTGGACTCAGTCATTGGATGTTCCTTTGACCGAAGCAAAACTTCAAGAATGGAGAGACTATCGACAGGCATTAAGAGACTTGCCGTCAACCATTGGAAATGTAGCATCAGTGTCAGAGGTCATCTGGCCTACTGCACCGAAATAGAGGATAGGAATATACAATGTTAGCCATAGTAAGACAAACCATGCGGTCTCGTTTAGCAAAGGAATTGTTACAACATTCCCAAGACATATTAACAAGTCAATACTTTATTGGTATTGGTAAGTCAGATAGTTTTCAAAACAACGACGTAGCAGTTGCTGCTGTAGACACACCTTTCGAAGAGAAAGAGTTTCGACTCAATCTACAATCTATAAAGAAGATTGAATCCTCGTCTCTCGTTATGCCTAGAGTTAACTGGTCTAGTGGTTCCCTTTATTCGCCTTGGTCAGATCAAGTAACCACATACCCATTCTATGTAATGAATGGACAGAAAGAAGTTTACTTATGTTTGTCTCAGGGTGGTACGCAAGTTACTCCTAACTTATCTACTGTAGAACCCAATTATGGTCTAGTGGGCCCAGATGCCTATCTGACACCTTTCACAACAAGTGATGGGTACGAGTGGAAGTACATGTTCTCATTGTCACCAGTAAGATTAATTAACTTCTTATCCTCTAATCATATTCCTGTATTGGTTTCTGAATCTACAGAGGCCGAGGCAGGCCCATTCGAAGATCTATTAATTCATGTACAAGACGCAGCTATCCCAAGAGAATTGGTCTCTATTCAAATCATTGAAGCTGGTAGTGGTTATGTTGACGGAGACGTTCCTGTTATCATCAATGGTACTGGAACAGGTGCTGCCGGTACTGCTACTATAGTAGGCGGTCAAGTGGTTAGAGTTACTATGACCAATCGTGGACAAGATTACACTTATGCTGATGTTAGTATTAGTGGTGCATATGGCACCGGATGTGTATTGAGAGCGGTATTGTCTGATGCAAATGGTCTGGGTAAAGACCAAGCAAATGATTTCAAAACAAGTTCAGTCATGTTCACTATCAAACCAGATGGTGTTGAAGGAGATACCTTCATTGTAGAAAACACGTTCCGCCAGATGGGATTGTTAAAGGATGTCACTGATCTTGTTGGAGTTCCTTTCTTGGGAACTAGTCTCAAAGTATTACCTTATGTACAATTGACTTCAACTTCTGGATTTACTTCGGGTAACCAGATTACAGGTACGACTTCTGGGGCAGTAGGATACATCGACGAGTCAGTAAACAGTGATGTTTATTACCACCAAAATGAAAGTACAGGATTCATTCCTTTTCAAGTGAATGAACAAGTCACCGAGATTGGTGGTTCTGCTAGTGGCGTTATCGCTACACTATATCCTGACAATGGCGTAGATCGGTTCTCTGGCGAAGTCCTATATATTGAGAACAGACACAGAATACAACGTGACGCACAACAACAAGAAGACATTAAGTTAGTCATAACCGTTTAGGATTAATCATGGTAGATTTTACAAACAAGACGTTCGAAGAAACATACAGAGATTTCTATAAAGCGGAAGATGGTTATCATCGCGTATTATTCAATTCCGGTAAGGCCTTGCAGGCACGTGAATTAATAGAATCACAAACAATCATCCAAGAAGAGATTGCTCGATTCGGTCGTAACATATTCAAAGAAGGTGCTCTGGTAAATCCAGGCGGTGCAACTGTAGATAATCGAATAGAATATATTAGGTTAGACGTAAGTAGTGTTGTAGGCCAAGAGTTGGTCGGTGTCGTAATGACCGATGGTGTGGTTGAGTTCAAAGTACTCGAAGTTATTCCAGCAACAACCATTGCTCCTATTGAACCTCTCACCATGTATGTTCAGTACACAGACACCTCAAGTATAGTAGACACTACTAAGTCCGCTCGGGTAGCACCATCTGCTACACTAACCCGTGTTGATGCTGTTGCTGTCACTGCACAAGTTGCGGCAGACGGTGTCATTTTAGCAGCTGGTCGTGGAACCAAAGCATACTTTTCTTCGGGGGACTTCTTTGTCCAAGGACACTTTGTCTTTATGGAAGGCGGTAGTGCGTTCATCGACAAGTATAGTGCACTCCCTACAACAGACATTGGATTTCTGATCCAACAGAACATCATCACAGAGAGTGAAGACGTAGATCTTTTTGACAATCAGGGTGAAGTTCCTGATCAAACTGCTCCGGGCGCACATCGGTATCAGATTAAATTAATACCTACTACACGAGACCAAGTTGAAGTAGAAGAGAACTTTGTCTTTGTCGCACGTGTTGTGGATGGGGTCATCACTCGTGAGGTCAGTACATTTGACGGATACAACCGAATCAATGACCTTCTTGCACAACGGACAAAAGAAGAGTCTGGTAACTACGTTGTCGAAAATTTCAAAGCAATCTTCGAAGAGAAAGATGCTACTAACCTAAACCTAGACGTAACTGAAGGTATCGCATATGTTGATGGATACCGACTAGAGATTGGTACTACAGATATTACAGTACCAAAGTCTCGCGAGTTATTTGTCCAACAGAATGAACCAGTCCCAGCACTATATGGTAACTACGTCTATATCGATCCGGCAACCACAGAAGGATTTGGTCGCATCAATGTTTTTGGTTTTCTTAGACTAAAAAACGGTTCTGATGTAATTGGTTATGCCAACGTTCGTGGTATTGAGTTAGACGCTAAAGGATATCGCTTATACCTATTTAACATTAGAATGGACGGTATATTTCAAACTATTGGTGGCGTGCTTACCAAAGTTGGAACCGAAAACTTCTCGGACGTTACCGAGATGGACGATACGTTAGCTAATACGGTTATACCTTTGTTAGATGATGACTCTACTCTTTATGGTACTTCCGATAACAATTTGTTATTCCCTCTACCTAGAACTAGTCCATCTAAAACCAGTATATTGAGTTCTTCATACACTATCCAAAAGTATAACGCAGTAACTTCGGATACTGCTGGTGAGATAACTCTTAGTGGTGTAGAATATGCTTCTTGGATTATCGCATTGGCTGATGGCCCTATTCAAGCAATAGCAACAAGCAACGGTACGTATACTGGTTTAACACCAAGTACTGATTATGTTGTTATGACATTCGAAGAAGTCACTGCAGCTCCAAAGACTAAAACTATTACAATTGATACCGTAACTCAATCTATCCCTACCGTAGACTGGCAAATCCGTCCTGTAGACCTAGATGTTGCAGATGTCTTTGAAATTGTATCTGTTAAACACAAATCTTTGACAGCAACCTCTTGGGCAGCTGCCGATGATATTACTGATCAATTTACCTTAGACGGTGGACAGAGAGACAACTACTACGACAATGCAAAGGCATTAGTTAAGAGTGGGTATCAACTCCCCTTCGGATCTCAATCAGAAGTACAGGTGGAGTTCAAGTATTACGTACACTCTACTTCCGGTCGTTACTATGCGGCAAGTTCGTACATTGACGATACGTATGAAAGCATCCCAGACCACATTACTGCAACCGGACAGAAGATCTCTCTACGAGACGTATTGGATTTCCGTCCTGTCCGATTGCCACCATCCTCATACACGAACGAATTTGATATTGTGGAATTGCCACAGAATGCATCCGCTGTAACTATTGATGCAGTTTCTTACTACTCCTCACGTATTGACGTTCTGGTTGCCAATGCAACAGACAGTCGTGGAGGAATTGGGTTTGGTGAACTACAGGTTATTCAAGGTAAATCTGCACATAATCCACGGCAACCAGAAATCCCTACGGGTTCACTTGCTTTATATAAGTTTACTCTTAACCCATACACATTCAGTTCTTCGGACGTTACTAGTACATTCATTCCTAATCGACGATTCACGATGAAAGATATCGGTAAGTTGGAACAGAGAGTCGAAGACCTATACGAACTGACCACATTGAGTCTGTTAGAATCTAACACTAGTTCGTTGACAGTATTGGACGAGGACGGTAATGCAAGAACTAAAGCTGGTTTCATTGCAGATAACTTCAGTACATTTGATTTCTCAGAAGTAAACAGTCCAGACTATCGTGCATCTATCGATCCACGTGGGCAGTTGAAACCATCTTTCCGCGAGAACTCTGTACGTTTGAAATATAGTGCGGACAATGCCTCTATCCTAGGTTCTGAAAAACATGGTGACCTAGTAACACTACCATACACAGACATCAACTTAGTATCCCAGACACTTGCGACAGATACAATGAATATTAACCCATTCGCTGTATTGACTCAGACTGGTCATATGGAACTATCTCCATCATCTGATGAGTGGGTTGAGACTAAATCCTTACCTCCTATCATGCAGACTACATTACGTAGATTGGACGACTTTGATCAACGTCCGGCA